TTGTTAATGTATCGGGTGCTAGGCGTAATCCAATAAACTACAATGTGCTAAGCCAAACACCTAGTGCTAGAGGTACTAAAACCTCAGGCCCACATATAGGCACTGGCACAATAGGTCCAGTTCCAGCAACAGACTATTTACTAACATGGCGTAATCTTGTTACAAACGTATCTACATTAGAAAGTGCTGTTAATGGTAAAGGTGTTAACGCATCAGCACCACAGCCTGATTTTGTTACAAGAACGTATCCATTGGCAATAGGCGTAGAAGGAAAAATATATCCTAGTTTTGCTATTGAAATGTTACGAGTTAAAAACGGACAAAAAAGTTATAAAATTAAAACAAGCGAAATTGGTATACAAGAGTTTATGGTAAAAGGCTTTGATCCTTTTGTAACGCAACCAAACGGAACAGCATATATTCGCTTTAATAACAAATTTACTGAGATAGAATATACTGGAGCAGATAGTATTCCAGACCTTGAAGGCAAACTTGTTATAGTAGGTGTTACAGCAGAAGGTATTGCTAACCCTGTACCAACAGCAAGAGGCAACCTCTATCCACAGCACATACACGCACACATGCTACAAAACATGCTCGATGGTACCAATATAACCCGTAGCCAGTTAAGTGCTGTTACAGAGCTTCTGTGTGCGTTGTTGACTATGATTTTAATAGCCTTAGCAGTATATAAACTACCGTTGCTATGGACCGCACCTATTTCCATGCTAATTTTAGGTGGTGAAGCATATGGTAGTGTGTGGCTATACCAAAATAATTTACAATTACTTGATGCTACATACCCTGTAGTAAGTGGCTTTCTAATCTTTACACAATCAGCATTTAATAACTTCTATAAACAATATAAATTACGTCAGCAAATTAAAGGACAGTTTGGTACTTACATATCGCCTGACTATGTTGACATGCTAGTTAAAGATCCAAGTCTAATGAAACTAGGTGGCGAAAGAAAAGAAATGAGTTTCATGTTTGCTGACATAGTCGGATTTACTCCTATATCAGAGCAGTATATGAAAAACGATGATCCAGAAGGACTAGTAGAACTTATAAACGGCTTCCTAGATAAAATGACTAAGATCGTTCTAGCCAACGGTGGCACAATAGATAAGTTCATGGGCGACTGTATAATGGCGTTCTGGAATGCTCCACTACCCTGTGAAAATCATGCTGAGATGGCAGTTAAAACAGCAATAGAAATTGAACTGCTAGGTGACGAACTAGAAAAAGAAATGGAAGAACGTGGCTTGCCTAGAGTTAAGTTTGGTACTGGTGTAAACACAGGTACATGTATTGTCGGTAACATGGGTGCTGAAACTAGATTAGATTATAGTGTTGTAGGCGATGCTGTAAACTTAGGTGCTAGATTAGAAGCACAAACAAGACAAGAAGACACGCCAATCTTAGTATCAGAATATACTTACATGCTATGTCCAGATATTGCGTTTGGTAAAATGGGCGAAGTTACTGTAAAAGGTAAAGAAGAACCAGTTAAAATTTATGCGCCATTGTTCGACGGCAAAACTCGTAAATTATACAAATAATTATTCATCAGGCGACCAGTGTTCCATAGAACGGAATACACTTCTAGAAGAAACAAGATCTTTCTTTAGTTCTACAAGATATAAAAATTCAAAAGGCTTTTCGCCAATCTTTTCTAATGGATAATGATATGTTGAAATAATGTTGTCTATGGTTTTGATATCTTTATTAATACAGTTAACAATTTTATTACGCCACTCGGCGTCTACAAATAGATCTACAACAAATTGATGTATTTCATTAACTGGATTATACGCATTCATTATGTTTAATAGTTCGTAATATAACGCTCGTATAGGATTAAGATTTTTTCTATATTTAGACATTACAATGCTATGGTGCCATTGTTGTTCTTTAGTACATTGATTGGTATAGAATGCGAAATATTCTTCCATAAATGTTTCTAATATATTGTCACTGCTTTTTTTAATCTTGCTAGTAAGCAAACGTTTTAACTTAGTAACAATTTTTAAATGGTATTCTGATAAGTCTGATTTATATGCTTCGGCCAAATACTCAAGATCCATTTGCCCATCGATAAACTGGTTTGGTATTTCATTTGTTTTGGCAAATTTTAATATTAATGATTCAAATCTAACAAGTCTAAAATCAATTATGTCCGACATCTTTTTTATGTATATCCAATATGGTTTGTAATTTGTCTCTACCTTTATTGTAGAGCAAAGTTGCCCTCGCACCTTCATGAAGTGGCTTTGGCCAGTTACCTATATTTACCCACGCATACCCACAACTTTCACCATTCAGTGTCGGTAGGAACTCATCTTCGATAACTGCTACAAAACTATAATACATAAAATTTCTGTCTTTGCTTTGATACACATCAATCGGATTAAGTTTGCTGATGTCTGGTACTATGCCTAACTCTTCCTCAACTTCTCTTATTAGTGCTTCGTATGGCGATTCACCGCTTTCCACGATGCCTCCCCAAAATCCCCAAGTGTGTTTTTGTCGTTTGTCACTGTTTCTGAATTGAAGTAATACTCTGTTAGTGTTTGTAGATAAGAATAATGCGCCTACACCGACAATGCCGGTGAATGGAGTTACAGGACTAGTGTCCAATACCCCGGGTTGAATTCCCCCTCGTAAATGCTCATCCATAATGTACCTGTCCACCTATATACTTTACTTGTATTTAAGTTCTTTGTGGTAGCAATAACTTCTCTTTTGGTACTAGCATCGAAACTTACGGTCCAGCCAGTAGAGCCATATTCTATAATATCGTCTGCTGAAGCCGTAACTCCCCAGTTTGTGTAACCGTCGCCTAAATCTTCAGTGATTAGATATCGTTGTCCGAAAGCCAGAGCAGGCAGAGTGCCGTCCCCTGGATAGTTCGCTGTAGGATCTATTATTTTACTTACGTTATCGAGGGTCGAGGCTGGCAAGGTATCTGTATCTAAATTAAATACTAGTTGAGTAGCATCAGACGGATTAATAGCAATAGTTCCTGCTATATCTTGTGTGTCGTCATCTAGATCATCGATAATTTTTAATTTAAGTAAACTGACACTATCTTGCACAGTTTTATCATACATCTCTAATAGCGGTGCCCATTTTTGAGGGGTAACGCCGGCTGAGTCGTACAATGTTGCTACTCCTCCTACCACTTGTATTTTATAATTACTCGGAGTAACAATTACTCTAGAAGTTAAATCAAAGTTTCTGAAGAAGTCGTATATGTCTTCGTCATAACCTAAGTCTGTTAGGTCTTGACCGTTAAAATCAGCATATACATTAGTTTGTATTTCGTGTATAATGCTTTGTCTTTTAACTTTAGCAGGCGGATTAATCCAAATAGGTAATTGAAACGTTAACGTTGCTACATCTATTTGCTCATCGACACCGGCCGGTAATGTTCTATTATTAAACTGTATGTCTGTTAATTCTACTTCAACAATTTGTGTCCAGTCAAACGGATTTGTATTTTGCTGTAGTTGTATTGTAGGATTAAACAGTACTAAAATTTGTTCCATAAGTTGTAATTTGGTATCTGTGTTCGGTGTCCAAATGTCAACTTGCATACTCAGGTTATAAGGAACAGGCATATATCTGTTTATCGTATATTGATTGCCTTGTTCAGCACTATAGTTTCCTGTGTTACTATCGTACTTTCTTTCTGTTACACTTTTTGTATCTGTAAAGAACGGATCTTGCGTTCTGTCTCTTGCTAACTGTAAACTAGCAATGCTAACACCGATAAATGGGGTGCTGTTAATAACGTTTTCTGAATTTTCTCTAAGTAAATGCGAAACCATTCTGCTTGGATCGGAATATCTAACAGGTACGGTGTTGTATCTTATATCTTCACCGTCTCTCCCGCCTTCTGCTACCTTGAAAGCATGAAATATTCTAATAAACTGTAGAATATATCGTCTTACTTGCTCATCATACCAATACTGCATTTTTAATTATCCGTCTTCGGTTTAACAATCTTGCTAACAAATGTTCTCTCGCTAGTTACTGATTTATCAGTATTCGTTGTTTCTGTATTGTTATTTATAAACCCGTCGAGTATTCTGTTCGCAGTTCTGTACGTTTGTTTGCTATCATCAGCAACTTTAATCCAACGTGAGCCTTGCTTTTTAAATATTCTGCTAGGTGAAAAGTCTGTTCTAAGGAAGAAGTCACCGTCAGCAGATGCCAACGGAAACGATACTCCGCTACCTAATAGTTGAGCACCATTTGGCGCACCTTCTATAGTGCCTATATACGGCTTACCTTTGGCATTTTCGTCTACAAATAAGTGAGCACCATCTGAAAAATAAGGATCATTTGGCACTTCGTTTTCTGCTTGTTGTATAATAGCATCAGAAATATCAATTTCGTCCTTATATGTACTAATAGCATTTCGTAGGTCGCCTTCTTCGTCACCATATCCAATAATATCCCTGTACTCTTGTGAGTCGGATATTGGACCTAGTTTAACTCTCCACATGTGCGGCCACCAATTTGGATCAAATCCTTCTGACGGCCTGCTGGCATCGGTTACAACATAGAATCTATTCACAGCATCTTTTCTTTCGTCTAGTAATAAGTCGTCTCTAAGATGCGGTAATTCTATAACATCACCTGCCATTAATTTTCTGCCTATTGTTTCCACCATTGTGTCTAAGTGGAATCCCATAAATAGCGTATCGCTTGATAAGAACATACCAAATTGTGATAGATCAAAGTCATTATCACCTACATTATATGTGCCACGTAGTTCAAATACATCGTCGCTGTATTTTCTATCTCGGTTTTCTAAGAAAAGCACGTCTTGAATGAATGTTTTGCCGGTCCTTTGATCACCGTCTGCTCCGTATTCATTTTGTTCTTGCGGTTTTGTAAAGTCTTTAGTATCACCTTGATCGTGAATACCTATGTACTTGTGAACATTAACACCGGTACCGCCGGCATAAATATTTTCCGCCACTATTCCGCCAATAAACTTGTAGTCATTGCGTTTTACTGGATTCCATAAACTTATTTTAGGCATAACTGTATTTATCAGATTGACAAACAATATTTTTTTTGCTATTATACTGTTATGGATTATATAGGAGAGACAAATATGTTTATAGAATTAATAATTTTTGCGGTAGTAATGGCATGTTGTTCATACCAAGCATATACGATTGGTAAAAACGAAGGCAAAAAAGACGCATCACAAGAAGCAATGATTGGCACATTAATATTTGCTAGAGACAAAATGTTACTAAAAGACAAAGAAGACATTGTTTGGCAGTACTTAAATGACGATGTCAAACTCATAGTAGAAATGGTTGTTGATCGCAAAATTTAATCTATTTGACACCCTTTTTGCCAGAAAAAATATATATAGTTTTTAAAAGTGAGTAATTATTGGTATGGCTAAACGAAAAACAAAGACAGTTTACTTCACTCCGGAGCCGGATTGGAAGAAGTACGAAGGAACAACAGATCAGGATGCAATGAATAAAGCATACCAGGATGTTCAGTACTTTGTAAGAACTGAAATAAAAGACAAAGACAAAATCGCAATGACCAGGAAATGGGTTAAAGACGATTCCGGCTGGGCACAAGAGGATATAGTAACAATACTTAAATCTCCTGATTGGGTGTTTGGACCTACAAGCACTACAATTTACTCTTGGAAAAAACTTAACTTTATTTCTGACAAGATTTTAGAGCATTTAGAAAAAAGAAGAGAAGAGTGGATTTATCAGGGCGGTAGAGTTATAGAAGAAAAACTTGCTAAAGCAGAAAAGGCACCTAAGAAAGTTGTTAGCATACAAGAACGTATGAAAGAACAGGTTGCCGATTTATGCGGTGACTTAGAAGGCTTCTTAGATGACATGGTAGACGGCGAGAAAAACATTAAAGAGTTTGATCCGTTCAAAGCAATGCAAATATATCAACCAGAAATAAAAGGACCACATGCTAAAATTATTAAAGATGAGTTTGCTCCTGGGTATAGCGAAGCACTAGAAGTAC